TAGGCTGCTCGCAGCTAACCTTAAGCAAGTTGTGGTCGTGAGATCTACAACCCGCTGGGCTTATATCCCGGCATGCGAGTATGAGGATATGACGACAGGAACGAGAACAATAGACCAAAGGACCCCATTCCAGACCGACCTAGGTCCGTCACAAATCGGCTACTACTTCACCAAAGTGTGGTCGGGAGGTGATAAACCCCATGTCGTAGGAAAGTTGGATTTCCGCAAGGAGTTCCACTGGGATCATTACTGGGACCCTGGCATCCCTGATCGGTATGTCAGAGTTACGTCTTGGGAGACCAAGACGGAGTATAAGTACTTCTGGACTAAGGATAGTCGCTACGCTTCTAGACAAGGGATTGTCAGAAAGCGGGGCGATGTTTACCTAATTCGGAAGGCTTATACTCGGCGCGTCCGTACACACCGTTTTGTCCTGGTAAAGGGCAAGCCCGGCATGTACAAGGCGCGTCTCCGGTACACTAAAGTGGCTAATCCTAGGCCACCTCGTGGGTCTGTTCCTGAGCATCCTTACTCTTGCTTTGTCATTGAGTCCGCCGATTCCCCAATCATGATGACTGGGAAAAACGCCTATTCCGATCCCCCTTACGGTATCGTCGCTACGACGACAGCCGCGTTTGGGATCGCGGGGGTTTATGACCCCTGGGACTCTAACGACGATCTGGCTCTTCTCGGGAAACTGAGAGAACGGATCGCCGGTTCTGACTTTAACCTCGGCGTCCTCCTTGCGGAGAGCGGCGAAGCGGTCAGAATGATAGGTCATGCAGCATCGAGGATTGACAAGAGTCTTCGCCTTCTCAAGAGGGGTAACCTTCTTGGGGCGGCTAGGGCTCTGTCCGACGCTGCAGTACCGCGACATGTAAATCTTAGTCGCAGCAAGTCAGTCAGTGCGAACTGGCTGGAACTTCAGTATGGATGGTTGCCTCTACTCAAGGATATGGAGGCCGGTGCGCAGTACTTAGCACACCGGGATCTGTACCCTAGAGCACGCACTGTCAAGGCCACTCGTAGAATCGAGACTCCCTCCGCACGAAACCACTCTGGGGCGACTACGACCCGGGACTTGGGCTTCTCGGCGTACCACAGCAAGACCATCAAGGCCGTGCTGCAGCATGTCGATGAGTACCAACTTTCGGGTTTAACCGACCTAGCGTCAATCGTTTGGGAGAGACTCCCTTTCTCGTTTGTAGCTGACTGGGCAATCCCCTTAAGCAGCTACCTGCAGGCGCGCGGTCTCGCTAGCGCACTTACAGGGACCTTTGTCACCTCGACGCTGAAGAAGCTCAAGTACAGTGGATCTATGTCGGCTTTCGGGCCGGACGGTTTAGGAGTCTCAGGTGAATCCTCAGGCTTCTTTTACCGTACTGTTCAGTTGGATCGAACAGTCTCCTCTGTGCTTGATATCCCTCTTCCGAGCACTAAACCGCTCATGAAGATTGCTTCTTGGCGACATACGGCTAATGCCGTCGCTCTTCTGATCCAGCGTCACGGATCAAAACCCGCTTCCTAAAAACCCTTAGGAGGTTTCTCGAAAGGTACTAGATGTCTGCTATCGCAAACATCGCCGCGTACGACGGCACTTCTGGCGTCCAAATCTTGCACACTTTCGTGCCCGTGTCCGTGTCCCGCGAGGGGCCGAACAAGGTGCGCAGTCAGTGGCGAGAGACGGGCCTGGCCGTGCCGACGATCGCGCAGCCGCGCCTCGATATGGTCCTGGAAAAGCTCAAATCCGGGATCTATCGATTGGAGCGGCGCCTGGTGATCCCCGTGATGGAGAGCATCAGTGGCCAGAACTCAGCCGGCTATACCGCAGCCCCGAAAGTCGCCTACGAGAACACCGACATCTATATCGGTTTCTTCAGCGAGCGTTCGGACGTTGCAGGCCGCCGGCTGATTCGGCAGCTTGGTGTCAACATCGACGGCAATGTCGGTACCGCAGTGGCTCCTGCCACTACGGGCCCGTTGCCCGAGTTGTTCGATCTCTTGGTGTCGCAGACCTAACTGCGACTTCGCGGCTCCCTGCCGCCCAATCCCTACTCTTCCCATATAGGAGAGAACATGCGCTTTACACGCTGGGACCAGGAGATGTCGTCAGATGACACCAACAAAGTCGTCTCCGACCTCGCACTTCGGCACCTTA